GTCAGCGTCCCCGCCGCGCTGTCGTCTGTGTCCTTCCTGATAAAATATTTCAGCCCTTTCGCAAGAATGTCCTGCGAGTTGCCGTTGTTTATGGATGAAAGTATCTCTGACTTCGCCGCGCTTATCTGTTGCTTGACGCTGCTCTGCCCTATGGTTAATGTGTCAGTAAGTTCGAGCTGCACCTCGTAGAGTAGGCTGTCATCAGCCTTTACGGTGTAGTCCGACACGTACAACACATAATCCTTGTCGTTGTACTTGACGATGAGCCTTGCGTTCTCGTTAAGCAGGTTTGCCACATCTTCGTTGTCGTGTAAGTATATGCGTGAGAAGTTTGCGGAGAAAGTGAACTTCTCATCGTTGTTCTCTTTCATATACTTTATGAGCGCAGCGTCAAGTCTTTTCTCTGCGGCGAGATAGTAGGACTTCGGCATAGATATGCCTGTGATGACAAACGTGTCGTTCTTTTGCGGTTTGTAGTTGTTAGTGCAGTTGGGCATCACAACGCCGAAAGTGCTGTTTTCTTTCTTAACTGCAATCCAAACGGAATTTGTCAGTGTGCTTTGCTGCTGGCTTTGGCAGCTCGCTATTTGTGACGTTACCTTTTGCTCGAAATCACCACTCACGATGCTTCCGTCAGAATTTACGAGTACAGGGTTATATGCCACGGTATTGTCCGCATTGTAGATAACGCCTATCTGGAACTTGCAGGCGGCGCAGTTTCCGCTCGTCATTTCGATGTACGCCTCCTCGTCAGCAAGAGCATACTCAAAAAGGTTGAAGCCGTAATCACCATTGAAGATGCGCAGCTTTATGTAGAAGTAGGAATGAACATACTCGTCCGTGCCATTGAACACCTTGTTCGCCTCTCCACTGCCCAATATGTCACTGTCGTTCTCATCGTATGCGACATCCTCAATGACACCTATCAGCTGCTCGTTTGCGTTGGTTATGCCCTCTATCGTGGGCTTTATCTCATCGAAGTCCTGTATGCCCTCGTGTTGGTTGCCCTTGACGTATGGGTTGTTAAAAGTGAGGTCGCCGTTTGTCGCTGGCAGGTACGTCTCGCTGCTGTACGTGCCATTCGTGGCGTTGTAGAAACGCTCCGCCCCCCCGCTCTCACGGTAAATGGACGGCATGAGGCAGGACTGCGGTGCAATCTTCTTAATGCCTGTAACCTTTATCTTCGCTGCGTTAGTGTATGACGTTCCGCTCGTGTCAAGCGTCCTTACCCATCTGTCCGTCTTGAACTCATAGGAGCAGTCCGCGCTTGGCACTGTGGTAATGTTGGTGAAAGTTATGCCGCTGTTCTCGTAGCTCACGCTTTTGCCGTCCCCGTATGCGAAGAATTGGCTGTCGTGTTGCAGCTCATAGTTGAGAGTGCCCTCCAAGCTGCATTTTAGCTTGCAATAGACAATCTCTTCATCTTTCAGTCCAGTTGCGGAAACCGTGACATCATTTAATAGGACAATGCAATAATCTTTCGTTTGAAGGAATTGGTAGTACGTGTCATTTTCCATATCCTCGCCCAAATCGGCGTAAGTTGCAGTGCCGCCGCTCGGAATTGGATATATGTAAGTCTTGCTCAAGTCCGTCTCATCCCATTCCTTTATCCCGATATAAGTCTTGTTTGACTTCAAGGAATATGTTGCGGAAGAACTTGATTGATTGCTTCGCTTGTCTGTTATCTCGACTTTTACCTTTAAATCCGTCCATGATATTTTAGACAATTTCTCGCCATGAACCTTTAAGCAGATGAAAGCGTCAAAATTCCTGCCATTCCATGGTAATGTGGAATTTGAACTATGCCCCCTTACATTATGTCCTGCTGGTTGTATTTCCGAAGATAAGAAGTACCTGTCAGTATTTAAGGTTTTTCCTCCTGCATAAAACGGCAATATGCCGCTGACATCTTGTGTCGGCGTGTTCGTGTCGGCGCAAAAGACGAAAGTGTCTTGATACAGTCCGCTTGAATTGTAGCCTAATATCGTTTTTGTGTCAATGTTCACGTTGCTTTCGTCAACGTTCTCTGTCGTGAACAAAGTCTTACCCTCGGCGTTGTCGTTGGGGTAATAATAAGGTATGTTGTCGGAGCTGCCCTGCCCTGTGATGCGGTCAATCAGCTTGTAGTTGGAGTTGGTCTTGGTTATGGAAAGCAGACCTTTTCTGATGCCGTACTCAAAGGGCGTGGTGATGGCGTTCTCCGTATATCCCACGTGGCACACCTTGCCCACGAAGTAATACGTAAGCCCGAAAGTGTTGTAAATCTCCTGCAATGCCTCGGACAGGTACTTGTCCTCAAAGGACGCTTGCAGTGTGTCGCTCGTAATCTCCTCATCAACGACAACGTGATAGCCGTCATAAGTGCCGTCATCGTTCACCTTGCAGAGACCGCTGTAAATCATGCTGTCGGTAAGGCGAGCAGCGAACTCATTGATGTCGCCGTAGAACGTTACGCTGGAGTTGTTGCTGCGGTATCTGTCAGCATATTGGGTTTCGGTGTTGTCCGTTACCACATCGAAGAAATACGTGTTGTCAAGCACGGCACGCTCACTTTGGAAAGTCAGCTCGTGCTTGTAGAACAAGTCCTCGTTGGATTTTGAGGATGTCGGCACTTGGGTGACGTAGTATTTCTCGCCACGGAACTCCACGTATTCCTTGTGCGTCCAGTCATCATCGAGGCAACGCTTGTACATTAGGGTAGCCGTGATAGTGGGCGCACCACCCATGCGCTGTGCGTTGTAGGTGAACGTGCCAATTCTTGCTGGCTCTTTGGCGTTAGGAAACAAGACCTCGTTCCCCTCGTCGTCAATCCTCTTTATGTATAAGCTCTGTTTCTCCATGCCTTAAATCCATTTTACCACCGTGTCGCCCTTGTAGCCTTTCTGCCAAACGAACCAAGCATAAGCGATTGCAGAGCCAACGCCTTTGTACTTCTCAAACTCGCCATTCCGTGCGCAAAATGCCCTTTTGCTGAACACATATACCGTCTTTGGTGGGTTTTCGTCAAAGAGCTTTCTGCGCTTTATTCCCTCCAAGAACTGAATACGCAAAAGAAAGGCGCACTTTTCACTGTTGGGCAACAGCTCCAACGCTTTTTCTACAAACTCCTGCGCATACTTGAATGGCGGATTCGTAACTATGCTTCCGTTCCACGGCTCTTTGCTGGAAAGGAAGTCCAAAACCTCGTTACCCACCCTGTCCTCAATGTCGGAGCTTCGCACGTTGTAGCCGTATTTTTCAAGCACACGGCTCATATCGAGCCGCCCACAGGCACACTCCCACACGTTTTTAGAAAAGCGTTCTTTCTCCAAAAGCTTTCTTGTCGTGTCGGGGTGAGTGGCATAGAAATCTCTGCCCTCTCTTTCGTATGAAGAGTGGTTGCTCGCCCCCAAAGTGGCGTATGTGCTGCGGCTGTTGGCAGTCCAATCCCTATCTGCTTGTGTCTGCTGCATTGTTTGTGGTCGTTTCGTTGCCCTGTTGCTTTTTCTTCGCCTCCTCCTCGGCTTTCTTCAAGCTCGCCTCTTCCTCTACGGAGAGCCGCTGTATCTCGTCAGCCTCGGCTTCGGTGTTCTTCTCGACAGCCGTCTTTGTTGACAAGATACCTGCCTGTTTCATCGAAATGAGCATATTGTTGTACTCCGTCTTGCTGAACGGTTGCCATATCTTGAACTTCGCAGAAATCTTTAACCGCGCGAAGTCGGTTATCGCCATCGGGTTCTCGCCTGTCTTTACGAGGTATTTCGCCAATCCCTCCTTGAACAGGCGCATCATCTTGTCGGCGAAGTTCTGCCATTCAATCACTCCTTGCTGTGCGTTCTTCAAGTCGAGGTCTCTCGTGAGGGTGATAGCCAACGCAGAAATGTCGCCGCTCGACTTCACGTCCTTTGGCAGCAGGAACGTACAGGATGAGTTTATCTGTATCTTCTCGAAGAGGTCTTGCAGACTGTCGAGCATACCCTGTGGGCTTGGCGGCGCAACCGTCTTAACATCGCCGTTGCCGTCAATGGAAGTGTCCTGCAAAAGGACGTTGCCAGCCAGCTTTTTCACTTGGTCGCTTACATGCCCCTTGATAAAGATGATGCCCCAACCATTGCGCTTCTGAATGACGAAGAAGATGTTGTATATAATCTCGTAGATGTCAATGAGCGACTGCGCTGTGTTCCAAGCCACGTCGCCCCTTTTCGTGGCGAGTGGTATCTCGCTGAAACCATGAGCCACAGGTGTATCACGCACCCAGCCGTCATCGCTTGCCACTTCCCCTTTCGATGCGGAGTGGAGGGTATATTTGTAGGTGTCATCGTAACAGTCGATGTACTCCGTTCCGTTCTCGTCCGCATAATAGACGCACTCAAGCAGCCTGTCGCCGTTGTCATCGTTGTGCGATATGATAACGTAGCCGTCGTTAAAGGAAAGCAAGCGGCATCGTATCATTCCCTTGTAGTCGTAGTAGAAGAGCAAGCCGCAGTCGCCCTGCCCTTTCTGCGTATAGACGGCTTTCGTCTTCCAGCCGTCCATATTGCACTCCGACCAATAGCGCATTATCGTGGCGTAGTTGGACTTGTCAACGTCATTTGGGTTCTTCTCGTAAAGGGTTATATCCATTTTGTTGCCGCACAGGTATATCGTGTGGCTGTTGAGTATCTGCTGCTGAAAGGCTACGCTCGTGCGCTTGAACTTTATCTCATAATAATGTCCGTCCTGCATCTTCATACAGATTGACGGCAGATTGTCGTCAAACAGCACATCGTGGCTCATCGGGTCAAGCTCTTTGGCGAACCGTTCCTGCGTCACGATGTTCTTGCGTATCTGCGGCAGTCTCGCCCTAACAGTCCGCAAGGTGTCGGCATTGATGTGTTCGCCCACACTGCTCGCCATTTGCGAGCTGCCACGGAAAAACGGCTTCTTTTGCAGCAACGCCTCCGTGTGGGTCAATAGGTATTGTATTCTTTCCTCTCTTGTCATAGCTTACGCTTCTTTAAGGTGGTAATGCTCCATACACTCTTTCTTTGTCGGTCGGAAAGAACACTCCCTGTGCGTGTGTGGACATACCATATCGTTTTTCTGCGGAACAACGATAAGCCGCCTTTCTTCGTCCGACTTATCCATTTCAAAATTCTTGTTAAGCTCGAAGCGTATTCTCGCCCTCGCCATGACCGCATCTTTCGCGTCGAGGTCGCCGCTCCTTTGCAGACGGCTGATTTCGTCAAGCTCCGCCATAAGAGCCTCACGGTTCTCCTCTTTCGTGATTTCCCTCTTGCCTTGCGGCTTTTCATCCTCGTTCTGCGCCGCCACAGACACAGAGGGCTTGTCTCCCAACAGGCCGAAGCCAATCAACGCCTTTCTCACGCATTTCAGCTTTGTTCCCTTGATGTATTTCGACAAATTAGAGACAGGCGTGTTGAAAGCGAGGTATGAAGCTACCTCGTTGCCCACGATGCCGCTTAACAGCGCAAAGGTTATGTCGCCCTTGCTCGCCTTGTAAGTCTGCCCTCTCAAGTCGCTTACAATGTTCTCTATGTCCTCTATCGTTATCATCAGCACCAAAAAGTTTCATCGAATATGGAGCGGGGCTGCGCATATCCGGCGACCGCCTCGTAAGTGGTCTTTGCGTTCCGCTCTTCCGTCTCGTTATCCACCTCTGCGCCATATTCCATTTTCGCGCAAGGCAGCATACGCATTGCGCAAGGGTCGGCAACGTCCATTGAGCGGTGTTTCCCCAACATTAGGTTCATCTTCTTTTTCGCCCACAGCTTCTTCTTTCCGTTGGCTTGCTCGTCAAAACGGATGACGGAGAACTCCTCCATAATCTCGTTCTGCATCGTTACGGGCGCAAGGTTCTTGTGCCTGTAGTAGCTGTTAGCCAGTTTCTCGTCAAAGGAGAGGTTGCCGTCCCTTACCATTTGGCAGAGACGCAGGTAACACATATCCTTAATGGTAAGCGCAGCGTCCTTGTACAACCCAAACGGTTTCTTGCTCGACTTGTAAGGCACTGCGTCGGGTATGTAGTCGTTGAAGTACGCTCCGTTTATAGCATCAAAAATTATATGGCTTGTCGCCACTTCGTTCTCCGCCGCGAATTGCCTTACCAATACGGCGTTGCCTTGCGGCGTGGTCTCGCTCTTCACGAGCTTGTCGTAGCAGTGGAAGCCATCCCAAAGCAGAGCCACGAGGTTGTCGCTGCCCTCTCCCGCCAAGTCCACGGTTATCCACTTGTCGCCGTTGCGTTTGGGGTCGTTGATGAAGCACTCGCGCACCTTGTCGCTCGGCATTGGTATCTTCTCGTCCTCATCGGGGTCAACATTCCAGTTGCCCTCAAAGAGAGCCTGCGCCATTTTGCCGCCCGAAGCGGCTACCGAGCCTACATAGTTGGGGTTCTCGTCAAGAAGCCCTTTGTTTTCCGAAAGCCTGCCTTGATAGAACACGAAACTCTTAATCATATTCTTGTAGGTGGTGTTGCCGCCGACGCGCCTTATCTTCCTGTCAATGTCTATTCGGCATTTCTCGTAAACCTCTTCCTTGCTGTTGCCCCACACCACATCGTTTACCGTAGAGCCATTGATGTAGAAATAGCGCACCTTTCCGTCCCTGTCATCCCTTATATATCCGTCCGCACCGATATACCAGTCTATAAACTGCCGTACCCAGTGCGAGCGTTTGGGGTTCATCGTGGCAAAGAACTTTCCTGTAAATGTTTTCGAGCGTCCACGGTTACGTGTCTGTATGTAAGTGAACACCTCCCACGACATTTCCGTTATCTCGTCAATGCAGATGCAGTCATACTGCATACCTTTCGCGCGTTCACGGAACTTGTCAAGATTGGTGTCATCAATATATGTAAGGTCACAATAAGCTCCGCTGTCAAAGGATATACGCGGGCTGTCAGCCACCTTAACCGAGCAGTATTCCCCGAAAATACTTTGGAATGTATCAACGAAACCGCCTCCAGCCTTTTGGTTCTGCAAGGAACGGCGCGTTATAAGCCCGCGAAAGTCGGGGTCGGTCATCAAAGGCTCTGCCATAGCCAAGACAAGGCCATAGCTTTTGCCTGACGCGAGAATACC